AATGGCCCTCAAAGAGATTGTTGAGGAACTTGAGTCAGAAATTTATTCTGATACAGAAGCATACACTGCAACAATTGAAGGTACAATTGCAGATTATGATGAGATTTTTGATGATGATGATGGTTATCCAGACTAACTAAATATTTTCAGTTTCGTCATGGTTATGTGGCAAAGGATAAAGAATACACGAATCCCTGGCAATATATGGGCACCGATTTTGACGGGAGCCTTATTGGGGACAACTATGGTTTTGTTTACAAGATTACCTGTCGCACCACCAACCGTTCCTATATCGGAAGAAAATATTTCTGGCAAAAACGAAAGCCTAGAAGTACTGATAAAACTACAAAGCGGCGAAGAGTTACGAGTGAGAGTAACTGGAAGAACTACTATGGAAGTTGTCCAGAGCTTAAAGATGATATTAAGAAATATGGGAGGGAATCCTTTAGCCGAGAGATCTTATCCCTTCACCGAACCCCAGGGCGTGTAAACTACGAAGAGACACGCCAACTCTTTCTAAATAATGTGCTGACCGAGGCCTTGACAGATGGCACCCCTGCCTTCTATAATAGCAACATTCTCGGGAGGTACTACCGAAAAGATTACTTTGAGTCACCCTTAGAGGTGGATGCTGAATTCAATTGATTTAATGATTAAAAAACTACTACCACTTGCACTTGCAGCTTCAATTCCTGCGGCATGTGCATATCCTTCGATTAAAGAAATCGATAACCCACCAGAGGTTGATGTTTCTGTAAATGAGGAGAATGCAATTCAACTAGAAGTCGTAGAAAAAACTTGGACATGTCCAACCTGCACTGAAAGTGAAAAGTATGTTCTAGAAGAGCTTCAGAAAAAAACTAAGATTACTGATCGTAATGCCCTTGCAACAATCCTGGGTAATATCAAACAGGAATCTATGTTTATTCCCAACATCTGTGAAGGTGGAGCAAGGGTCTCCTATAACAACTGCCTTGCTGGTGGTTATGGACTCATTCAGTGGACCTCTATTGGACGCTATAATGGGCTTGGTAAGTTTTCTTCCAAGTATGGTTACGATCCTTCCACACTTGAAGGCCAAACTGCATATATGATTAATGAAGATATCTTTCAACGTTATCTTCCTGAGTTTGAAGGTCCAGGCCGTACAGTTTCTCAATATATGGTTCCCGCTTACTATTGGTTAGGATGGGGAATCAAAGGGAATCGTGAGATTTATGCTTACGATTACACCAAGAAAATGATTCTGGCGTGAAGGAATATACCTTCGGGGGCCTTGACAGAGAACCAACCAATCTGTTAAGATTGATAAGTGAACTTGAGGGGTCATCCCAACTCCTCAAGTACATGGGTTTCCAAGAAGATATGGAAATCCTTGACAAAATGAAGAAGAAGTATTATACTATATACTTCAAAGAAAAACGCAAGGGCAAGTAGCTCAGTTGGATTAGAGCCACGCACTTCTAATGCGTTGGTCGGGGGTTCGAGTCCCTCCTTGCCTGCCTCGCGGAGTTAGTTCAGCGGTAGAACGCTATCCTTCCAAGTTAGATGTCGTCGGTTCGATTCCGATACTCCGCTTTCCCTTCGGGGAATAATTATTCCTCAGTAGCTCAGCGGCAGAGCCGACGACTGTTAATCGTCTGGTCGTAGGTTCAAATCCTACCTGGGGAGTATGCCAACTTAGCTCAGCTGGTAGAGCAGGGTTTTTGTAAAGCTCAGGTCAACGGTTCAAGTCCGTTAGTTGGCTTAAAAAAGTTCATATATAAATGAAAAAAAGAAAATCTATTTGGAGGCTTTGGGCAAAGGCACTAGGAGAAAAAAGTGGTAAGGATGATTATGAAGCGGATATTGTTGCAATTGTTCGCACGGTTATATTTGCCTCTTACTTAATTACAAATTGTTTTATTATTTCAGGAGTAGTCAGGCACTGGAATGAAAAAGAAAATTCTCAAAAAATTAATACAGAAACCATTACGATTCCATCATCAGGATGTTCATGAGGAATTGGATGATATAAAAAGGAAGTTGGATTATGTTATCTGTCAGATGCAAAATTTGCAACAAAGAATTGATATCAACAAGCAAGAGTCAGTGTTGCGGGTGCCCGAACATGATGACTGTCTTGGAGGACAAGGTTTCGGCCTTGGACCTAAGTGATGTAGTATTGTTGAATGCTAACAACAATCTTAAGAAGGGTGGCATCTTCAGCAATCAGGAACTAGAATACCAAGAGAACAGGCGGAAACGCAAAGTTCGCAAACTCGATTTTGAAATCCGATGATCAACCTGGACCAACGCTATCACGACTACCTTCACACAAATAAATGTTTTAATATTGATGGTGTATGTGAGAAAGTGAGGGGTTACGGATACACCTGCAATAGCTCTGCTATCACCGGCTATTACGTCACCACAGAAAATTTTAAACTTTACTACGATCTCAAAGAAAAGTTCTTAAAAATGGAAGAGGTTAAATAGCCTCATGAACATTTTTTACCTACTTGTTCTTACGTTGGTGGTCCTAGTTGCAATTGCTGGTATTGAAGAAACATTAAAACTTATCTTTTATCTTGATCTTCATTTGAGGTATCAAATCATAAAAGTTAGATTGTGGTTTTTCAGAAAAAAATTAGAGAAGCAACTTAATCTTCCGCCGCGTAACTGGGAAAACCAACCTAAAAACAAAAAATGAATAACAAAGAAACCTCTGATCTGTCAATAGACAGGAAAGAATGTCCCAAGTGTGGGGCTCTTTGGTTAAATGGCCAACACTATTGGTCAGGAACTGGAAAACTTGGAGATCCTCATGACCTCGCTGGTCTTGTCTGCAATAAACTTGGGGACCATACTTGCATAAATCCTTGTAAGGGATCGGACTCTGGAGACACATGGAAGAAACGCCATGATGATCTAATGGGATGGACGGAGGGATTTTGGGAAACCGATTGACAAACCCCCCCGAACCCTCTATAATGACTAGGTAATCAATCAAACACATGACACTGACTGCTAAGTTCAAGAAAGACATTCAAACCCTTCGTGGTGCTTCTAATGGTGACTTTCTCCTGGATGTAAAGAATCCAAAACTTTTCAAAAAAGTTCGTCGTTATTATGAGAACGAAGGAGTTGTTTTTTCGGGTGATCCTTTGGATGATTATGAAATTCTGATGGAACAAATCTACGCTGATCTTGAATCTGTAGAAGTTGCCTGATGTATTACTCTTTCCCCTTAAACTTTGTTTATTGGCAATCAGTACAAAATCATGACAAGATTAAAAGTACTTTGCTAAAACAAATTCTCAGCAAAAAAGACTTAACCGAGTCTAAAAAACCAAGCGGCTGGAAATGTGAAATAAACACAAGTTTTGAAATGGGATATGAGTTTAATGAGTTTCTTTTAGATTCCAAATATACTAATAATATTATTTGGAATCCAATTGATTTTATGTTTGATCAATTGTATCTCCACATATCTCAACCAAAATCTTCTGTTATTACCAACGCTTGGTATAATATTTACACTGAAGATTCTAAAGATCAATATCAAGAGATACATGATCATCTTTCCAGCTCTATAATTGAGAATGGTAAAGAGTATTTTGCTAGTTATTCTGCAATTTATATTCTTCATAGTCCACAAAAAGAAAATTCAACCGTCTTTTTTTCACCTGGACCCCATACTGGAAAGGATCCTTTTTCAAGTATCTACTTTGATACCTCAGAGTATGATACAATAGGTGAAGGGAGTGTTTTGATATTCCCTTCACATCTACAGCATTATGTAAAACCATGTTTTGATAACAGAGTAACTATTTCTTACAACGTTTATTCTGAACTTTAATTATTATGAAAATTCTTCTAGAACGCTTTCCGTATCGATACGTAGAGTGTGGCAAACTAGAAAATGGTTTTCCAGATTATCGCATTCAAAAAGCAGATTCATGGACTAAGCGTTATAGTGACATGTATTTGTGTGATAATCAAATGCAAATTTTAACGGCGATGGAAGACTTTGAATATACCAAATGGCTTGATCCTGATGGTGTTCCTTCCTATGTGAAAGATACAATCAAATCACAATAATGAAAAAAATTTACTATTGTTTTGCAGAGACTGGTGTTACTCCAGTAGATGAAGTACAAGAAATGGAAAAAACACTTCTATCAGATGATAGATTTTCTTTTCCAATTGAAACAGTTTATGCAAACTCTAGTAAAGATGTTCCATATTATGAATGTCCAGCTTGGTCACATAAAGCTAAAAGGACATTTATAGTTCGATCTCCAATAGATATGCAATTTGCATTTACTATTGATCGTTCTGGACAACCAAACATCAGCTCAAAAACTTTAAATCAGAATTTATTTGATATCCTAACCGCACCAACATTTGATGATCCAAGT